TGCCCGCGCTGGTGCTGGCGGCTGATTGGTATGACTCAGCCGCGCGTGAAACTGACATTATCGGTCGCAACCAAATCACCCATCCCGGCTTTGTACCGGTTAAAACACTACGGGTACCCATTCGATGAATAATGATGTCACGCTGCGGGTAAATGGCCGCGAGTGGGCAGGGTGGACCTCTGTCTCTATCTCGGCAGGTATCGAGAGATTAGCCCGCGACTTTAATGTAGAGATCACTCGTCAATGGCCTGGTAGTGAAGAGGCTGGACACCTCCAGCCGCGAGTGAAAAAAGGCGATCCTGTCACGGTGTTAATAGGTACTGATCTGGTGGCCACCGGCTATATCGATGCAACACCGGTACGCTATGACGCCCGTTCGGTATCAGTTGGCATTGTCGGTCGCAGTAAAACAGAAGACTTGATCGACTGCGCCGCACTGATAACCCAATTTACCGGCCGCTCTTTTGTCCAGATAGCGACCCAGCTTGCCGCGCCATTTGGTGTGTCAGTGGTCAATGCCGGTGTGGAAAACACGCCAATGCAGGGGCTGCAGGTAGATTACGGTGAAACTGTGGTGGATGTGCTCGATAAGATGATGGGCATTCAGCAGGTACTGGCCTATGACAATCCAGCGGGTGCACTGGTTATTGGTCCTGTGGGCGCTTCACGTACCGTCACTGCCCTTGTGCTGGGTGAAAATATTATCTCCTGCGACACGGAACAGAGCATTAAAGACCGTTTTTCTGAATACGTAGTCGCTGGCCAGCGGTCGGGGAATGATGACGATTTCGGCGCGGCAACGACTAATGCGATCCGGGCTAAAACGGTGGATGGTGGTGTGAGTCGCTATCGTCCCATGGTTATCAAGCAGAGCGGTAATGCTACTGGCACAACAGTGATTGAACGCAGTCAGTTTGAAATGCTACGGCGGGCGGCGCGTACCGATGAAGTGACTTACACAGTGCAAGGTTGGCGACAGGGTAACGGCGATTTGTGGTCACCCAATCAACTGGTCACGGTGTTTGATCCGGTACTGGGGTTTAACAACCGCGAAATGTTGATAGCGGAGGTGACTTACAGCAAAAACGAGCAGGGAACAATTACCCAGTTGCGGATCGGCCCACCTGATGCCTATCTACCAAAACCTCCCAACCCCAACAAGCGACGCAAGAAAGCCGAGGAGGACGAATTCTAATGAGTAGATTACTCAATTGCTTGCAGCGTGGACTGTCAAATATGTTGGTGCGCGCTGTGGTTCGCCGCCTTGATTCCAGCAGTAAAAATCAGATGCTGCAAATTCAGATGATAGCGGATGAGTTAAAAGACAACATCGAACATCTGGAACCTTATGGATTCACCAGCGCTGCCCATACTGGCGCGGAAGCATTTGCCGCTTTCCCCGATGGTGACCGTTCTCACGGCGTAGTGTTGGTGGTGGCTGATCGTCGGTACCGGATTAAAGGGTTAAAAGATGGCGAGGTTGCCATTTACAGCGACGAAGGTGACAGCATTATTCTCAAGCGCGGCAACAAAATAGAGGTGAACACGAAGCAGTACATTGTTAATGCGGAGGAAAAAGCGGTATTCAA